TGGTACTGGTTTAAGTGGCGGCGGAGCAAGTGGTTCAGTTACACTTAACGTAAGTGGCGTAACAGTTTCAGAATTAGCGGCAGGCTCATTACAAACAAGTGGCGAATCATTTAGTAATGATGACACTTCATTAATGACATCAGCGGCTATTGAAGACAAGATTCTAAGTTATGGTTATACAACTACAACAGGTGATATTACAGGTGTTACTGCTGGTACTGGTTTATCAGGCGGTGGTTCATCAGGTGGTGTTACACTAACATTAGATAACTCTGTAGTTAGAGGATTATTTAGTGCTGGTGGTGACCTAAGTTATGATAGTGGAACAGGACAATTTAGTTTCACTAATGATGCAGGTGACATAGAAAGTGTTACAGCAGGAACAGGTCTTTCAGGAGGCGGTTCTTCAGGTGCAGTTACCCTAAACGTTGATCTTTCAGAATTAACAGACATGACAGCGGCAGTTAATAGTTCAGAAGATGAACTTATTCTACTAGACAATGGTGCAGATAGAAGAAAACTTATTTCAGAAATTCCACTAAGTGCATTTAATAACGATTCAGGCTTTACAACCACAACAGGTGACATCACCGGTGTTACAGCAGGATCAGGATTAACTGGCGGCGGATCATCAGGTAGTGTTACACTAAACGCAGATACAGCCGCAGTCACTAATGGTGCAAGTACACTTGCAACAGGTGATCAAATTTATGACTTTGTTACAGGACTAGGATACTCAACTACAACTGGTACAGTTACAAGTGTTGCCGTAAGTGCAGGCACTGGTTTATCAGGTGGTGGAACAGTTACAACTTCAGGAACAATTTCAGTAGCATTAGATATGTCAGAACTTACTGATATGACAGCGGCAATGGCTGGTACAGATGAATTTATTGTACTAGACGCAGGTGCAGATAGAAGAAAAGCGGCAAACGAAATTGGATTAAGCATATTCAGTAACGACAGTGGCTTTACTACTAACGTAGGTGACATTACTAACGTTGCAGTATCAGGAACAGGTCTCTCAGGAGGCGGTTCAAGTGGTGCAGTAACTATTACAAGTAATGCAACATCGGCTAATACTGCAAGTGCAATAGTTGCCAGGGACGGCTCAGGTAACTTTAGTGCAGGCGTTATTACAGCAACAGCCACAAACGCCAGATACGCGGATTTGGCTGAGAAATACTTAGCAGACGGCAACGTTGAAGCAGGTGATGTTGTATGTTTTGGTGGTGACAAAGAAGTTACTGCTTGTAACATTCCATCATTCCATGGAGTTGCAGGAGTTGTTAGTACAGATCCAGCATACTTAATGAACGCAGAGTCAGAAGGTGTTCCAGTAGCATTAACAGGAAGAGTACCTTGTAAGGTATCAGGTCCTGTTTCACCAGGTGACTTAATGGTAAGTTCATCACTAAGCGGACATGCTATGGCAGATAACAACGCACAGGCTGGTAGAATAATTGGTAAAGCGATTGGTTCTAATGAAGCAGGTGAGGGAGTTATTGAAGTTCTAGTAAACATGATGTAAAAAATACTCAGTCTCGAGATTAAAAAGCACTCTTAGGAGTGCTTTTTTTTGGCAAGTATAATCTCTTCTACATGTCCTATAATATCCTATAACTTTGATAAATACTACTGAGAGATCTAGTTGGTAGGTACTACTCAAAACAGAACACATAGCATATATCTTATCGGGAGATGTAGATATAGGAAGAACAAATTTTGCTCTTCAAAATGCAGAAGGTACACTTATGGAAGATATTTTTGTTTTAATCGCAGACGTTGGAGCACCTATTGCCGGTTCACTGGTAATGGGTTTTTTTATCTTCACGGTTATTAAGCAAATTCTTAACGGCATAGTGGATCAAATCAAGACATTAACTATGTTTTGCGAAAGTTTAGAAAACAGAGCAAGAACAATGAGCAATGAAATGATGAAAATAGATCTGTTAGTTAGTAGTGCATTAGAGCTCAGGCCCGACATTGAAAGGATTGCAAGAGCAGAAAATTTCATTGAAGACGGCAAGGTTGATGCGAGGCGAGATTAATGGAAACACTTTCTAGTTTAATTAGTGAATTTGGTTTCCCAATCGTAATGATGGTTGGACTCGGGTATTTTATCTATTTTATATGGCATTTTATTAGTGAACACATAGAGCCTGAGATAGAAAAAATGCATTTTGCATTAATAAGAGTTATTGATCAAACAAGAATGTTGGATCAAGATATGATAAGATTACAACAAAAAGTAAATGTAGTTTTAGAATATAGGGAACGCCAACAAGTAATTGAGGAAGCCGCCCAACAGGCAGAATTAGAAGAACTTAAGGCGAGGGAAAACAAAAAATGAACACAAACAAAGTACTTAGGTGTGGGATTTCCCACACATTTAGGGGCACAGTTCTTGCATGTATTATGTTAGTATCTACAAATGTAGTTGCTGACGAACTGGTCCACAAATTTAAGAATCCTAGTTTTAGTGGGATAGGGACTAGCAGTCATTATTTAACTATTGAGAACCAGGAGAAAAGTAGAAAAGACAAAATTAAAGAAAACATTGAAGCAGAACTTTTACGTCTTAAAAGAGAAGAAGAGAATTCAACTCTTAATAAGTTTTTAAGAAACTTAGAGTCAAGGATATATTCTCAACTGTCTAAACAACTAGTTGACAATATGTTTGGAAACGAAGAAGGCGCAGATTTTGGTTCTTTTTTAATCGAAGGAAATACCGTTACTTATGAAAGATTAGTAGGTGAGGACGGTGTAGAATTTATAAGATTAACTATTGTTGATGCAGAAGGAAGTACTACTACAATTGATATACCAATTGGAGTAGGAAATATAGGATAATGAAACTGAGGAATCTTTTACCTATATTGTTTTTAGGGTTGATAACTAGCGGGTGTGCTAGTTTATCTCTGCCTAACAATGTGGTAAAAGATGAATGGTGTCAACCAGACTTCATGGAATGTATTGAAGATCCAGTACAGGTAGAACTTCCTACTTATGAACAATTAAGAATGTTACCGCCGGCAGATGTTATGCCAGTAGTAGCGGTATATTCTTTTACAGATTTAACAGGGCAACGTAAACAAAAAGATAACATTGCCTTGTTTAGTACAGCAGTTACTCAGGGTGCTAAACCCTTATTAATTGATGCACTAAAAGCCGCAGGAGCAGGAGAAACCGGTAACGGTACTTGGTTCCGAGTGGTAGAACGAGGACTTGGATTGGACCATCTTGTCAGAGAACGACAGATAGTACGATCCACGAGAGAGGATTATGCTAAAGCAAACCCTGACGGTCCAGTACCAAATAAATTAGAACCTATGCTTTTTGCAGGGATGATTTTAGAGGGCGGAGTAATTGGTTACGATAGCAACGTTGAAACAGGAGGTAACGGTGCTCGATACTTAGGTATCGGTGGAAGTGCTCAATATAGACGTGATTCAGTTGTGGTCTCTCTTCGTGCTGTTAGTACATTAACAGGCGAGGTTTTACTCAACGTACAGACATACAAGACTATATTAAGTGTAGGCATGGGGGGAGACGTATTTAGGTTTCTCGACATGGATACAAAATTATTAGAACTAGAAACAGGTGTAACACAGAATGAAAGTGTTACTTGGGCAGTCCGAAGTGCAACAGAAGCCGCAGTATTGGCTATGATTGAACAGGGTGACAAGCGGGGGTTTTGGAAGATCAATTATCCAGAACAGCCACAGGAGGAGGAAATTGTAGAATATTCTGCTCCTGTAACTACGAACGCAGAATCACCGGAAGGACCGGTAACGCCGAGTGTTGCAAGTGATAGTTCTCAAAATGGAGAAGACGAAGATGATTAATAATAAAAAATTGTTAGCGACGTTTACCGGCTTCGCTATGTTTATGAGTTTAAACTTAGCATCAGCAGGGACAACGGATAATGAAATTTTACTTGATCAACAAGGTACAACTCTTACTTTAACAATTGACCAACAGGGATATGGTAACAAAGTTAGTGGTAGTTCGGCAAGTGATGCCGACTTTGTCATTACAGGTGGAACAGTTACATTTAACTTAGATCAAATAGGTAATTTGAATAAGTTTTTCGGACCACTTATAGCCGACAATGCAGTCATTAATGCTGTTATTACTGGAGACAGTAATATCTGGGATTGGAACATAGGTGATACTGGAAGTGCTGACAATGCCAACTTTTTAGTTGATGTAGACGGTGATTCTAACACTTTTGACATAGATGTGGGTGCTTCTGTTTCGGCAGAACGATTAGACTTTGATTTAGACATCTTAGGAGGCACAAATGACTTTAATATTGATATTGAAGTAGATGATGCTAAATGGGATTTTGATATCACAGGTAGTAATAATGATTATACTACAAGTCAAACTGACGGAGCCTATCATAAAATGATAGTTCTACATGATGGAAGTGGCGGAAACTTTACCTTAACACAAAGTTCCGGTACATGTCCACAGGGTATTACGTCATGTTATAGTGAGATGAATCTTGACATTGATAGTGAAAATGCTACAGTTACAATCACTCAGACTGACTAATGTTATTTTAACATTCTTGTTGTGTTCGTTAAGTTTTGACACGTTTGCCAGTATAGGAAATGTATCAGAACTTAATGGCACACCAGGTTCGATAGAAAGGACGAGTGGTGAGCAACTGACGGCTCAACTATCAACAGTAATTGAGAGTTACGATCAAGTAGAAACAACAAACGGCAGATTGAAAATAGAATTTGTCGATGACACAAAGGTTAGTTTAACCGAACACACCTACATGGAAATAAACGAATACGTTTATGATCCAGATCCAAGCAAGAGCAGGATGGCTTTGAATTTCGTGCAAGGGACTGCACGTTTCGCCACAGGCGGATTAGGCTTGGTACCAAAAGAAAACATACAAATACAGACGCCTACAGCGACCATTGGTATTCGTGGAACCGATTTTACAACTACGGTTGATGAATTAGGTCGCAGTCTTGTTATACTATTGCCAGATGCAAATTGTACTGATAAAGTTGCTTTAGAAGAAGGTTGCAGGCCAAGTGGTAGTATAACTATTTCCAATGAAGGAGGTACAGTTGTACTTGACGAAGCATATATGAGTGCTATGGTTAGTACATATGAAACTCCGCCAACACCCCCAGTTGTTTTATCAGGTATTGATTTAAATGTAATCGATAATATGTTTATTGTATCAGAACCTGCTGAGATTAGACAAGCAATTGAAGAACAAATTCAAGAAAAGCAAGGTGCAGACTATTTGGCTTTTTCAGATCTAGATGTAGACTTGTTAGAAGAAAACCTCTTAGAAGATGATGCAGAAGCAGATTTAGAATTTACAGAATTAGACATAGACTTTTTAAATGTAGATCTATTGCAGGATTTACTAGAGATTATAGAAGTTACTGTAGACTTAGATGACGAAACAGCGGCACAAGATTCCGGTGGTTCAGGTATAGCAGATATTAGAGGAACTATTGCACCAGGTTTTGATCCTCAAACACAATTTAATACATTAATTGATCAAGGTAGAGGACAAATTTGGTTTTATAGAGACAACAACGGTATAATTAGTGTGAGGATTCCTATATCATCACAGGCAACTATTAATACTGAGGTTGATGGCAAGACCGGAACAATTATTGTAAATGGTGGTGGTAGCATAAGTATTATTATACGACAACAAAGCGGATAACATGGACACAGATCACATACTGCCTTATGTTATTAAGGCAAAATCATACGGCACAAGAGTACTTATTGTTTCAGAAACGGAAGAAATTGAACTTGCAAAAAGTTTAGCAAGTGCCGGTCTCGAAGTTAGAATGATTCAGTCGTTTGATATAATTCTAAAACAAAATCCAGAGTATAGACCAGACCTTGTGTGGGCACATACAGTAATTTTCTTTGGAGTTACCTGCCAAATAGATTCTGGAGTAGCATTTAATTTGTTATCTAAAAATGTATTAGAAGAAACAATACCACATGAAGTATTTAACGGAACTTGGCAACAAGTTAGTATTTCTAAATTAGCAAGTTTCCATCATGTAAAAGAAGCATGGAATGAAATAGTTAAAGTTTGGCCTGAATTACCACATAAGCCTTACATTAAAGAAATTGGAATAGTATATGCTGGTGCAGAGCAAGGCGTTTCTATTGCTCATTTATGTACTTGTGATTTAGTTGAGTATGTTCAAATGCTAAGAAAAACAGGAGCAAAGAAGTTCCTGTGTTATAACTTAATGGAAACAGTACAACTGGATAGTATTCTAAGGGTACAACTTTTAGCAGATGCTATGAATGAAATAGATAATACGGATTTTATATATGTAACTTCTGCATATGGTATAAAAGACAAGTGGAAAGAATTTTGTGCAGATAATGAAATTATAAAACCTGTGAGTATTATGTCTGGTAATTGGTATGACCAAACATGGGTAGACGAAGTTGTTGAAGTACCAGACTTTGATCCATTGCACATACCTTCGAAAACTTTCTTATGCTTTAATAATATTCCTAGATGGCATAGAACAAAACTAGTTACAGAACTAGTTAATGAAGATTTGTTAAAAGATGGTTTAGTAAGTTTGCGTAATAATAATCCTATACATTGGGATGAACTAGGATTAGATAAAACAAGACCAGAAGCAACAGAATGGTTAAAGAATAATATACCTTTAAGTATAGATGATACTAATGCTAGAAATACACACATAGCCTTTCCCGATAATACAGACATAGCATTGCATAAAGATACACAATTTTCGATAGTTACTGAAACAATATATCAAAGTGATAACAAACTACCACTAGATAATACTACAGATTTTGTAAGAGGCGGAATATTTTTTACTGAAAAAACATACAAGCCTATATGGTTCAAACAGGCATTTATTGTTTGTGCAGTACCAGGATTCTTAGATTATATGAGAAAATTAGGCTGGCAAACGTTTCATCCGTTTATAGATGAGGGGTATGACTACGAAAAAGACGATAATAAACGTTTAGAAATGATAATCAATGAAGTAAAAAGGCTAAATACATATAGTAAGGAAGAGTGGTTTCGTTGGAGACAACAAGTTCAACCAATTATAGAACATAATGCACAACGAATCCGTAGAGAACATTCGGGAATTTTAACCACCTCTTCTTGGGAGGAATTGTTCAAATGAGCATCGACGAAAAATTAAATAATATGAAACCTAAAGATACACCATTGCTTGTATTAGGGTATGTAATATTAGGTATGATGCTACTACTATCTCCTAATGCTTCAGCAGACAACGAAATACTTATAGATCAAACAGGCGATCTATTAGACATGACTATTGTGCAATCAGGTGCTAATAACATCTTTACTAGTCTAACTGGTTCGGGTGATGCCACAGTATCTGGTAATAACAAAGAAGTTGATGTAAGTATGGACGGCAAAAACAATACTTTTAAAACATGGAGTCATGGAGGCAATCAAATTTTATTTGCTGATATAGAAGGCGATAGCAATACGATTGCAATGGATAATCACGGAAACAACAATAAATTATACTATTGGGGAGTTGGCGACAGTAATATTGCATGGCTAGAAATAGGTAACGGTGGCGACAACGATAACCAAATTGAGTTAAGACAATATGGTGATAGTCATTATGCATACTTAGAAAACAATGATGATTACAATGAAATAGATGCTTACCAGGGTGGTGGTCAAGATGACAATTATCTTAAAGTTCTTATTAATAGCGGTGGCAGTAATGATATTACTGCATGGCAAGGTAAACATTCAGACGGTACAACTGATGTAGATGAAGTTGGTGATCACACAGGTTATTGGATTGTTAGTGGCGATAGTAACGTATTAAAAAGTTATCAAACAGATACAAACAGAGCAAATGGCGGAGCAGGACATCATTTTGCAAACTATATCACAGGTGATAGTAATGTTGTTACTCATACGCAAAAAGGTAAAGCAGGACATGACGGCTTTATAGAAATCACAGGCGATAGTAATACAGTTGATCTATTTCAAAAAGGTAACAGCGGTGTTAAATGGGCAGACTTAGTTCTTGATGGGAATGGTCAAGCATTAGACGTAACACAAAAAGGCGGCCAAGCCGCAACAGCGGCAATTGATCTCACTTATGGCACAGCCGCATACGACTTTACATTGATGCAAGAAGCAACATCTAATGCATTAAGTTATTCAATTACTGGCACATGTTATACAGCCGGTGGGTGTCAGGTAACCGTAACACAAAGCAATTAGTATTTTCTTATAAATACATTACATGAGATACACAATCTTAATATTATTTTGTGTATGCTTTCCTTTACAGTTACATACACAGCCTCTGGACCTTAGGTATTCTTTACCTGTTGAATGGGACTACTGTGAAAAACACAAAGTAGACTGTGAAAGAATTGGAAATTTTGATAATTCCATACTACCTCAGTTTGATATGCAAGAACCTATCAGTAACGTGCAATGGGCAACATTTGTATCTTTACAATTAGCAGACATCTATTCAACATATAAAGGGTTGCAATACGATTGCGTAAAAGAACTTAATCCTGTACTAGGTGAGTCTCCGAGTATAACAAGAATGTTTGTAACCAAAACAATCATATTAACACCTGCAATTAAATATGACTTGGGTAAAGGAAATATAACACCAAGAACAATGGATGAAATAAATTTTTTGATGTCTATAGTGGTTGCAAATAATCTCGGTGTGTACAACAGATCCAAAGACCTTTGTACAAGAAATCGATAAATATTGATATGAAATGGTTATACAGCGGCTGGGCAGTTGCAGTCAGCATACTACTGCTTACGGTATTAAAGATATCTGATCCTACTGCCTTACAATCATTGAGAAGCCAAACATTTGACGCATATCAACAACTAGACGAAATCAAACAAAGCGATAATGTTGTACTAATAAACATTGGCGAAAAAAGTTTAGCAAAATACGGACAATATCCTTTTCCGAGACAATACTATGCACAACTCTTAGTTGACCTTGCTATGAAAAATAGTGGTCCTGTAGGCTGGACTATTATGTTTCCTGAGAAAGACAGGTTTCAAGGTGACGAAAGTTTTGCTAGTATATTAAATCAAAACTTAGTAAATGTACCTGGTGCAAGAAAAAATCCTGTAAACTATAATATATTAAGTCAAACACCAAGTGTAAAAGGAATAAAGTCAACAGGACCTCATATAGGCACAGGCACAATAGGACCTGTTCCTGCAAAAGACTATTTACTTACATGGCCTAACTTAGTTACAAATGTTCCTATGTTAGAAGTAGTAAGTAATGGTAAAGGTGTATTAGCATCGGCTCCACAACCAGATAATCAAACAAGAACATACCCACTTGCTATTACAGTAGGCGATAAAATTTATCCAAGTTTTGCTGTAGAAATGTTGAGAGTACACACAGGCAAACCAAGTTATGTAATTAAGACAAGTGAAATAGGAATACAAGAAGTTGCTGTTCCTCCATTTGATCCTATAGTAACACAACCAAACGGAACAGCATATATACGTTTTAATAATACGTTTGAAGAAATAGATTATGAGGGTGCAGAAAGCATACCTGACTTAATGGGTAAATGGGTAGTTGTTGGAGTCACAGCAGAAGGTGTTGCAAACCCTGTTCCTACCCCAAGAGGCAACCTCTATCCACAGCATATACAAGCACACATGCTACAAAACTTTATAGATGGATCAAATATACAGCGGAGTCAGTTAAGTGCTGTTACAGAGCTTCTGTGTGCGTTCTTGAGCATGATTTTAATTGCTTTAGTAGTGTATAGAGCACCAATATGGGCAAGTATGCCTATTTCTGTTAGTATTTTAGGTGGAATTGCATACTATAGTGTACATTCTTACACCGCAAACTTGATGTTATTTGACGCAACTTTCCCTGTTTTATCAGGATTTTTAGTATTTACTCAAGCAAGTTTTAACAACTTTTGGGTACAATTTAAACTTAGACAAGAGATTCAAAAGCAATTTGCCGGTTATGCCTCCCCTACTGTGGTAAGAATGTTGCAAGAAAACCCGGCACTGATCAAAGAAGGTATGAAACGTGAAGTAAGTATATGCTTTTCTGACCTACGTGGCTTTACTCCACTAGGAGAAAGTTTTGGAGATGATGTAAAAGGACTTACAGAAATAATGAATGGTTATATGGATGCTATTACACAACCTGTTCTCGATGCAGATGGAATGATTATTAAGTATATTGGAGATGCAAGTATGCATATACATAATGCTCCACTTGAAGATCCAAAACATCCTAGTAGTGCTGTAAAAACAGGCTTGCTTATGTTAAAAGCAGTTGAAAAGTTTAACGATAAGATTGTTGCTGAAGGCAGACCTCCAGTAGGTATGGGTGCTGGTATAAACACAGGCTTAGGTTATATAGGCGAAATGGGATCGACTGCAAGACATAGTTATGATATACTTGGCGATGCTGTTAGTACAGCGGCAAGAATAGAAAGCAAATGTAAAGAGTATGGTTGTTTGTTACTTGTAGGAGGAGACACATATAAACATACAAAGAATGAATTCTTCTATCTAAAAGTAGATGACTTAGCAGTAAAAGGTAAAACTGTAGGCATAGAAATATATACAGTATTAGATTATGCACCAGGCAAACATGTCAAATCAAAACAGATGCATGATGACATGCACAGACATTACAGAAATCAAAATTTCAATAAAGCAATTCACTTATGTGAATTATTAAAAACACACTTCGATGGCAAGATGGAAGGCTATTACGATATGTGGATTGAACGTTGTGAGTTCCAAAAAACACAAGACTTACCTAAAGATTGGAACGGTATCTTTATAGCAACAACAAAATAATATTTTATACGTCAGGTTCCCAACTTTGCAAGTTGTGGAAAAATTGTGCATAGTATCTACCATCTTTTATTAATTGTCTTGCATGAAAAAGTTCTAAAGGTATGCCAGAATCATGTTTAAGAATAGGCCAGTAATAACGTTTAATAATTCTTTCTAGTCTTTTTACATCGGCTTCTAATGCATCAAGTAAACTATTATTAAATTCTAAATCTGTTAGCAAACTACTTAACCACACATGATGTTCACTAGTAGGGTCATAACGTCTAGTCATGTCTCTTGCATCGTAATACAATGCTCGAATAGGATTTATCCCTGGTCTGTACTTGTTTATTATGTGAGGGAAAGTAAAATCACTTGAACGTGTTCTTGATTGTCTTGTTAAAGCCGCATACTCTTTTTTAAGAGCAATTTTTAAAGAGGCTAAACTTTCTCTAGTTTGTCTGTCGTACTCTTTAGTAATCTTATTTGCTAATCTTATTTGCCTTTTTGTAAAATGCTTTTTACAACTTTCAATATCTTCTATTGTGTAAACACCGTCTAATAAGTCATGAGGTAGTGTACTAGTTTTGGAAAACTTTTCTAATTCTGCTTGAATTCGCACACATATAAAATCAATAACTTCTGGCAAAACAGACTCCGTTGATGCAGGACTATCCTGCGTTTACTTCTAAAATTCTGTGTAGTTTGTCTGTACCACCGTTTCTGTTTAGTGTTGCTCTTGCACCTTGGTGCATAGGTTGAGGCCACCTACCGATATCAATCCAAGCATAGCCCGAACTTTCTTCATTTAATGTAGGCGAAAATTCTTTTTCTACAACAGCGGCAAAACTGTAGTAGTAAAAATTCTTGTCTTTACTCTCATAAACGTCAATAGGGTTGAGTTTGTGTAACTCAGGCATAAAACCTATTTCCTCTACTAATTCTCTTTGTAATGCTTCGAAAGGTGTTTCGCCTTTGTCAATTAGTCCACCAAAGAAACCCCATGTGTGTTTGTATCTTTTATCGCTATTGCGTAATTGCAACAGACATCTACCTGTGTCTTTTGCTAGGAATACTACTCCTGCGGCTGTAATCAAAGTATTAACCTCCAGTATCCTGGGTTGTAAGTACCTTGCCAACTGCTAATCCATTGTGTACCTGTCCACTTGTATTGTTGTGAGGTATGTGTGTTCTTAATGTAATGTTTAACACTTGGATTTAAACTTGCATCAAACACAACATTCCAATCGTTACCATCAAATTCTATAATATCATTTTCTCTTGCTGATATACCTCCCCATTCTGCGAACGTAGGCACTATAGATTCTGTAATTAAATATCTCTGACCAGTTGCCTGTGCTATTAATGTATCACCTGGCCTGCTAGTACCTGGGTCTATAATTTTGTCTACTGCTGTTAATGTATCAGTTGGTAACGTATCAGCATCAACATTAAAAACTAAATTGTTATCATCTAATGGATTTTTAGTTATACTACCAATTACAACTTCATCGTTCTTGCCTGGATCAGAACTAATGTTTAGTTCTAATTTACTTGTTGCTGATAACTCGCCAACCATTTCTATTATGTCTTGCCATTTACTTGGTGTCATATTTAGAAGTAATAATGTTGCACCACCTGATACTACTTGTACTTTGTAGTCACTTGGTGATACAATAACGTTGGCATCATCTGGTATAGAACCAAAGAAGTCTTGGTAACTACTATCAAATCCTAAGTCTTCTATGCTATCAACACTATGTATATCATTAACAATTCTTTGTATAATTGTTTGTCTTTTTACTTTTGCAGGCGGACTAATCCAAATTGGTACAGCAAACGTTAAGGTTGATATATCTATTGTTTCATCTGTTCCTGCAGGTAAACTTTGGCTACTCCAGTTAATATCTGTGAGTTCTACTTCAAATATACTGGTCCAGTCTAATGGATTGTCGTTTACTTGTAACTGTATTCCTGGATTAAATATTACAAAAATTTGTTCTAGTATTTGTAATTTAGTATCAGTGTTAGTTGTCCAAATATCAACTTGAATGTTTAAGTTATATGGAACAGGCATATACCTTTGTGTAGTATATAAATTACCTTGTCCAGATGTATAAGCACCGGCTTCAACGTCCCACTCTCTTTCTGCTACTTGATTGGTATCAACTAAAAAAGGATCTTGTATTCTGTCTTTCGCTGGTTGTATGCTCTGAACACTAACTGTAATTTGTGGTGCATTGTTAATAGCATTTTCTGAATTGTTTCTCAATATATGAGCAATCATTCTGCTGATATCACCGTATCGTGCAGGCACTCTGTTAAGACGTGGCTCGCCTTTAACAATCTCTTTTACTTTGAAATTTGAGAAAACTCGTACAAGTTGAATCAAGTAACGTTTTACTTGAGCATCATACCAGTAGTCTAAGTTTTTGCCTGCCATATTATTAATTCTCTAATTTATTGCTGGATGATCTGGTTTATTATCCTGCAAGTATTTCATCATTATACTTACTGCTCTCATACGAGCCTTTGTGTCTATCTGGCTTCGATGCACCATTCCGTTGTACTTTTCTGAATACTGTTTGTGAAATATTGCTTTTATTTCTTGAAAAAGTATTTGTTCAGGTGTTCCATAAAGATTTATTTCTTTAAAGTTGCCACGAACATTAACGTTAGAATACTCATTTACAACCTGAATTGCAATTTTTTTAATCTGCTCTTGCTCCATTGCAGTTGGCACAAAAGGTTGTTTATCCCAAATAGAATCAAGATCTGATCCTTTAGCATCTGGACTTCCTAAAGCCAAAGCACCAGCAATTCCGGCAGTAGCAATGCCTTTGCCTATTTTTTTGAGATTTAATTCCTCAATTTGTTGCTGGTCCATAACTTCATGTAGCCTCATTATACTTCCTCTAATCTCTCCATTAATCTTTCTGCACGATTGGTCACTTGTTTGTGCCATCTTGAATCTCTGCCTTCTACTGCGGCAGTTTTCCAGTCGCCTTCTAGTATAGCGGCATGCATTTTTTTAAATTTGCTTAGTCTAGTTCTGCCCATATTGAACATCATGTTAACCAAGATTTGTTGTACTTCGTCTGGTAAGTCTCCAAACACCCCGTCCTCGTATAGTAATTCACACTCACTAATTGCTGTGTCGAGGTCTTTTTCAAAACACTCTTTTGTTCTTTCTTCTGATACTGGTGTACCAACTGCTTGTCCATGTTCTGGATCTGATTCGAGTACCAAATGCCCGACACCAAATGTTGGGTAGCCGAGATGGTCGAGGTAAATTTCATTTACTATTCCTTCATCTATTTTCAGTTGTTCAAAAACTGCTTCTCTGTCTAATTTTGTATCTTTAAAAAACATTATTACTCCTATGTGTCTGTCCTAGGTTTTACAACCTGGCTTAAATTTGTTTTTTCAGCGACTTTTTCTCCATCACTATTAGTTGTGACTGCGTCGTTGTTGATGAATGATGCTAATGTTTTATTAGCAGTTGCCCATGTACGTTTGTTGTCATCAGCATACTTGATCCATCTAGTTCCTCTCTTTTGGAACAATCTATGTGGAGTAAAGTCTGTTCTTAAGAAGAAGTCACCATCAGATGTACCTGAAGTTGGGAACGATGCACCACTACCTACTAGACTTAATCCATTAGGTGCTGAGGCATCACTTGGTTCAATATATGCTTTATCTGGTGCATTAGGGTCAACATATAAATGACTTGCTCTATTTACTCTTGAGTCTGATGCAACATCATTTTCTGCTTGTTCCAAAATCTTATCATTGATAATAATTTCATCTGCATATTTACTAAGTAGATTTCTAAGATCTCCTTCCTCTTCACCAGTACCAAGTATATCTCTGTACTCTTGTGAATCTGTTATTGGTCCACACTTTACTCTCCACAAATGTGGCCACCAACGTGGATCAAAGCCTTCTGATGGCCTTGAGCCTTCTTGTACTACATAGTATCTGTTAATTGCTTCATCACTACCTAACAATGCATCATCACGCAAATGAGGTAGTTCTAATACATCACCTGGCATAAGTTTTCTACCTATTGTTTCCATCATTGTTTCTATATGAAAATTAATGAATAC